TAGGTAGTCCAGTACAGCAATCAATATCAAGCAACTTTAATAACAAGCCTGCTTTAGTAAGGAGATAAATATGCCAATTCCATCTTGGGCAACTACACCATCGCCAGCACTACCACAAGTACCGCAAAAAGGATTTACAGAGTCCCTTGGTGTGAGCATTATTCGCTCACCCATGGACGCTGGTCCAGCTAAACAGCGTCGTAGAAGTGCTGGAGTTAATACAATGGAACTGAGTTTTATAATGACAACTGCTCAAACAGTAAGTCTAGAAAATTTTATTAATACCACTCTAGCAGGAACTAAACGATTTAGTTTCCCACATCCAAGAAAAGGCACAACTGTAGAAGTTCGAATTATTCCTAGCGGAGAAAGCGAATTCTTTAAACTACAGTACTTAGCCCCAGGATACTGGAGCACGTCTTTAAAATTTGAAATACTACCATAATGAGCAGATTAAGTAGACTATCACCAGCAGCAATTAAAGCAATGTTTTCATCTGAAACAGATGAACAGCTTATAATGTTGCTTACAATTTACGATCCGAATGGTAGCACTGATCCTGCTGCTCCTACTGTGCCTATTAGATTATCAGATAATTATACAAAACGTATAACATCAATAACAGCCGATAACTCTGTAATAACTACTGATGACGAAGTTATTTACGGAGTTACTAGTCGCACAAAAGATTTTATATTTTTACCAATGACCCTAAACTTGCCTACTGACCAACAAACTGGCTTAGGCGACTGTTCAATTTCACTAAACTTTGTTTCGCCAGAAACAATAACTCTTATCCGAGATCACTTACGTATAAGAACTAAAGTTTTAATTGAATTAGTAGTTTCTAGTAATATTGATAATGTAGAAGCAACTTTCACAGATTTTTATATTACATCAGCAACATACAATGCTGAAAGCGTCAACTTAAACTTAAGTATGGTTAGTTACAACACAGAACCATTTCCTAGCTTTAACTTTACTCCTAGTTATTTTCCAGGACTATTCTAATGAATTATGATAAATATATTGGGTTACCATATTTAGATAATGGCAGAACTACAGCTGGTCTTGACTGCTGGGGATTGGCTCGTTTATTTTATAAGAATGAATATAATATAGAGCTTCCTAGCTATGGTGACGAATACGTCGGTGGGACTGATCCATATATTTCACAAGCAGTTAATCTTTACAAAGATAACTGGGAAGAGATTACCACACCAAATACTGGAGACTTGTGTCTTTTCAATATTTTTGGTGAGCCTATGCACGTGGGCATATACGTGGGCGATAACAAGTTTTTACATTGCCGCATAGGTAGTGACTCCGTGATTGAGTCGCTAAATAATATTAAGTGGAAAAACCGCTTTGTTGGATTTTATGTATACGCGCCTCAAGCGCAGGTGCAAGCTATTGGCGCACCACACCCATTAAAACTACGTGTACATCGTGACTGGACTGCAGAAGGCACTACTATACAAGACTTTGTGGAGTTTGTAAAAACTAAGTATACTTCCGGAACAGAGTTAATTGGTAAAATTGTCATAATGTTGGATGGTGTAATTGTACCTAAAGCAGATTGGGAAACTACACGCGTAAAAGCTGGACAAGAACTTTCTTATAAAACTGTTGCTCAAGGTAATAATACCACACGTATGTTGATAATGATCGCAGCGTTTGTTATTACTGGATATGTTGATCCTGCTACTATTTCGGCTTCAGCACCTGGCGGATTAACAATGGGCCAACAAGTAGGTATGGCGTTTGGAGCCACTACTAACGCACAACTAGTAGGCAGCCTAGTTATTAGTTCTTCAGCAATGATTTTGTCTAATGTTATTGCCCCTGTTCGACCACCAAAATCAAACGATCCAGGTAGTGCAAACGCACTAAACTTGCTTACAGGTGCTGCTAATCAAGCAAACTTGTACGGAGCAATCCCTGTAGTCCTAGGCAAAGTTCGTTTTACTGGTGTGCTTGGAGCCAATCCTTATGTTGAGTCGCTTACTGAAACCAATGTTTTAAATACTGCTATTGTATGGGGTTTTGGACCTCTTGCAGTTAATGATATTTGTATTGGCACAAGGCCAATTCTTGACTTTTATACAGGCGAACCAGCATCTGTACCCCGTCCAGTCACCCTTGAAGGTTACGCAAAAAATTATGCGCCTGGTGCACTAATAAACGACTTTAACGCTTTATACGGACGCGACGTTGAATCACAGGCTGTAAACCTAGAACTAACAAATAATGCCACAAATATTTCTGGTGGATTTACAAATACCAGCAGGTGGCAACAAGTTAACTTAGACCAAACTTGCGATGCTGTAGATGTTGTGCTTTCCTTTCCAGAAGGTATGCGAAAAATCAATATCAAAAATGGTAGTATAGGTGCAACTAGCTGTAAAATCGAAATACAGATGCGCCCATATACTACAGCAGCTTGGTCAGAAAATGATACTAGCTCTGCACTAAGCATCTACGACTATAAATCTAGCGATCCTGCCGCATTTACTTTATACGAACTAACTCCACCAACAGATGCTAGCGATAGTGGGCTATTTCTTTATCGTTATACAACTTTTTGTTTAAGCCCTAACGGCGGTACTGCTAAGTTTGATGGAGCACCCACAGATGTTTTAGGCGCTAATGCCAGTGCTAATCTGCAGGCACTATATGCAAATACAGGATATAGTTCGTTGACAAATAGCTATGTTACAAAAGGATACTTGCCAGAAATTCCTCCGGGATACTTACCCCTTTATACTTTTTATCAAGATAGTCAAGGCACTTATACACTACTTACAAACCATATAACTGGTTACAACGGAGTAACTGGATTAACGTATAGTGATGTTAGTGGCCTAATTGACTCTGGTAGTGGGGACAGCATTACTTGGTCAACTCCTGCCGTTAAAACTATTAAAATTATGGCGGGCAGAGTCTATTCACAAAGTAGCGGGGTTGATCCTTCATCTGCAGAGGTTGATATTTGGACTACTGCACAAGCAACAGCGATAAATACAAGTGCTTTATCTGCTGGCGGCGTTTTAAAAAGCAATGGTAGTGGCTGGGGAGATTTTTTGAGTACTTATGGGGTTTGGGGTAGTACATATACTACTCCTGCTGCAACGGGTTATGGGGGTAGTTGGGTTAAAGTAATCCCTGGAATTAATTTTCCTTATGACGGATACTATACAGTAGAAGCCGCAGCAGATGATCAAGGCGAGATCTTAATTGATGGAGTACGCGCAGTACAGATTCCCAAACAAGGAAGCGGCACAATTACTAGTATTAAAGGTGTTATTAAACTAAAAGCTGGAACGCATAGTGTTACATTAAGCGGCGTAGATAATCAAGCTAGTCACGCAGGTATTGCTGCTAAAATTACTTATTTAGCTAATAACGGTTTAAATCTTGCTGCAAGCCAAAATACTATTCTTACCTTTGGCGAAGGTGCTTGGTTTGAAAAACGTAAAGACGCTTTTAACTGGGTGCACTCAGTCGAAAACTTAGCCAGAGCCAGATATCAAGTACGTGTTCGTCGTACAACTAGCGATGAAACTGAAGATGAAGCAGATTTCAGAAAGTTTCACAAAGCCATACTAAGCGGTGTAATAGGTTACGATAAACAAGAACAGCCTATGATAAATCCTCCTGGATGTTATCTGGCTAAAACTGCTGTGCGTATTCAAAGCAACAATAAGATTAATGGGCAAATTGATGGTATTAATGCGCTAGTACAAACAGTTACTTGGGACTATGACCGAGCTACAAATAGCTGGGAAAACTTACGTGCTACTAATAATCCTGCAAGTTTATTTGTTTATGTACTAACACACCCAGCAAATGCTTTCAGAGTAAAACTTTCACAGCTAGATGTAGCTAATTTAACTACATGGCATAACTTTTGTAATCCCATACCTCAGACTGTAACTACTCCAAGCATGGTTAAAGGTAGGTCTTATACTATTAGTAATATAGGTACTACTACGCAAGCTGATTGGAATATTTTAGCTGGTACTAGTGGTATTGTATATGGTATTGGCGACAGTTTTGAAGTACAAGTCGTTGGTGGAGTTACCGGAACAGGTACTGGAGTATACGCACCTAAATTTGCATATAATGGAGTACTAACTAGTACTCAAAGCGTAATGGATACTCTACGTGATATATGTGCAGCAGGTAAAGCCAGTCCTTCATATATTGACGGTAAGTGGGGTGTAATCATAGATAGTCCTCGCTCACATACAGTTCAACATTTTACTGAGCATAACAGCTGGGGTTTTGAATCCACTAAAGTTTTGCCCATTTTGCCACACGCTTTCCGTGTTAGCATTAATGACGAAAGTAATGCATATCAAGTACGCGAATTTATTGTTTATAATTACGGATACGGCCCTACAACAAGTGGTTCTGTAAAAGGAGCTGAGTTATTTGAGCAATTAAGTTTACCTGGCGTAACTAATATTGACCAAGCTACTCGCTTAGCTAGATGGCATTTTGCGCAACTTAAATTACGCCCCGAAACATATACGGTTAGCGTAGACTTTGAGCATTTAGTGTGTACTCGCGGTGACAAAGTAAAAATTAGTCACAGCGTACCACAGTGGGGCGTTGGAAGCGGTCGTTTAGGCACAGGAGTAGGCGATAGTATTACGGGTACTAGTTTAACGTTACGTGAACCTGTATTTTTAACTAACGGCACCGCTTATACTATACTAATTAGAACTAATTATTTAACTACCACAAATGGTAGTGGAAGTGTTAGCAGAACTTTTACGTACAGTGGCACAACTGGATATACTACTACAATCACAGTACCTACAATAGCTTTAGCAGATGGTGTAGAATCAGATAACTTATTTATGATAGGTTTAAGTACTATATCAACACAAGAGTGTATAGTCGTTGGTGTTGAACCAAGCGGTAACTACAGTGCTAGATTAACACTAGTAGATTATTCTCCAGATATTTATACTATGGACTTAAGTGGTTTAGTAGTATACAACCCTAATTTAATTACTAACAATATTCCACTAATAAAGAACACTATTACTAAAACACCTATTATAAATAGTGTAACTACTAGTAGTGCGGTAAGTAGCGAAATAGCTTCTGGTACCTATCAAAACAAAGCTATTGTATCTTTTACAAACCCAAGTGATTTGCCAGCAATAGCTACTCGTGTACAGTTTGATATTATTGAAGGAAGCATACCAGCTTTTTCTTCTAATCCTGGCGAAACACATATTGTTAATAAAGAAACAAGTGGCTATACTTTTGATGGTTTAACTTCTGGGTTAAAGTATAAAATACGTGCAAGATATTTAGGCAATACTAATGAAATTGCAGGGCCCTGGTCTATTGATTATGCTTTTACCAATGATGGTAAAAACAAGAATTTTAATGATTCACCAACACTTGCAATAGATTTAGAAACTACTTATATTGTGGTAGACCCCATTACGGCAAATCAGCCTAGCGACTTTAAAGCATATGCTTATAGGTTGTATAAAAGTACTGTTACTACAGATTTATGGGATACTACTCCAATCATTCCAGAAGTACAAAGTCAGGGACAGGGTAAGCTAGATTTATCCAGTGTACCTATACCTCGTATTTCAGAAACAGGGATCGATTACAAGGTAGAGTGTAGAATACTAGACAAAACTAATAACTATAGTGAGACAAGTACGTATGCTACAATTAAAATTAAAACCATTGTTTAAGGATAAATATGGCAGCAACCTTATCAGCGGGCGTAAATTCGTTAATATTAAAATTAGACACACCGTACGATACTATTAGAACAACTGATATTCGAGATGACTTAATTAAGGTAAAGGTGTGGTGCTCCGCCACATCTAACTTTACGCCTATAGATACTCTTAACGCACTTGGAGTTGCTAATGTAAATCCAAATCAAGTATTTGATGGTTTAAGTTTGTCTATAGTTATTCCAAAATTAGCAGACGGCACAAATTTAGCATCTGGCACGCCTTATTATGTAAAATATGCTTTTATTAGTGATATTGAAGAAGAAGTATTTACTGTTTCTAGTCAATTAACAGCTACTCCAGTAGCTGCTACTTCTCAAACCATCGATATTTCTGGATACAGTGCTTTTGTAAAAAATGTACTAGGTACAGCACTTACACCTCCAAATGCAACACTAACTGCAATAACAAATGGCATAATTCTTCCACAATATGCATGGACAATTAGTGGAGGAACCTTATCTTCTAGTAATACTGTATCTACAACAGTAACACCTAGTTTAAGCGCAACTTCTGTATCTGTTACACTAAGTGTAACGGGTACAGGATTAACTACGCCTATTACCAAAACAATTGTTATGGCAATTGTTAGTAGCGGAATTACAGGTAACTCTGTTTATGTAGCTACTGTTTATCAACAGGCCGCAGATGATCCTGGATCACCAAGCGCTACTACTAGTTCCTATAATTTTAGTACTAATACCTTAGTAGGTCCAGGAAACGGGTGGCTAACTACTCAACCTTCCACAACTACTACACCTACCTGGGCTTGCGACTATACTTTTGTAGGTAGTCCTACTTCGACTGTAACTGGTGTAGGTAATTGGGGTCCAACATACATTGAAGCAGTAAACGGCACTAACGGAGAGTATCGTGATGTTATACAGTTATATTTAGCAAGCGATTCTCTTCCAACTAGACCAGATTCTGTTGCATATACCTTTTCTGGAAATACTGCAGTTGTAACTGGCGGAACTCCTGGATGGAGTCTTACTCAACCAGCAACAACTACTACACCAACTTATATAATTAAAAGCCTAGCAACTACAAGTACTCCTGCTATACCTGTAACTTTAACAACTTGGACAGCCCCCCTAATTGTTGCACAAAATGGTGCAAAAGGAGATACTGGAACCAGTATTGAAGTACAATACTCAGAAGACGGTAGTACTGGATGGTCAGCAACCCCTACTAGTCTTAGTAAGTGGATAAGAATTAACACTATTACAAATGGCGTTACTACAAATGGAGTTGCTAAAAAATATATTCCTACACTAGGTGTTGAGTATACTGTTACTAACGGCATCTCTACATACGTACATATTAAGTATAGTAACGATGGAGGCACTACTTTTACTACTAGTAATGGTGAAGATCCCGGAACTTATATTGGTATTCTTACAAATACTACTGCTGCAGATTCTCTTACTCCAGGAGATTATACATGGTCTAGAATTAAAGGCGAAAATGGTATAAATGGTACTGGCCTACAAGTTGAGTATTCTCCTAACGGGTCTACTGGCTGGGTTTCTACCCCTACTGTGTCTAGTAAGTATATTAGAGTTAATACGGTAGCTGCTAATGGTACTATAACACTTGGTGTTGCTCAAAAGTATATACCAGAAGTAGGAATAGACTATACTGTAACTAATGGTCAAACAAGCTATTTACACATTAAGTATAGTAATAATGGTGGAGTTACTTTTACTGGACTTAATGGAGAAACTACAGGTGACTACATTGGTACATTAACTGATTTTAACGCCGTTGATTCTCCTACTCCTGGCGACTATACTTGGGCCAGAATTAAAGGCGAAAATGGTACAGGTACCGTTGGCGCTTCTAATCACCGTGCTTATCGTGCCTATACAACCACTTCCCCACCAACAGCTCCTCCTGAAAATACCGCTAGTGGAGCAGCTCCTGCAAACTGGTCACTAGTTCCCGTTGCTGTAGCAGTAGGGCAAGCACAGTATCAAACTGATGGTACAACTCCTGCAGGTAGCACTACTACTACTTGGACGACCCCATATTTAAGTTATTTTAAAGTAGCTAACCTAGAAGCCATTACTGCAAGTACTGGTAATTTAAATGTTACTGGAACTATTACAGTTGACTATGATGCTACTGGTAGTGTAGTAATAGATAATGGTAGTATACGAATTTATAACGGAACTACTTTACGAGTCAAACTAGGAAGATTATAATGCCGGTATACGGTTTACAAACATTTAAAAGCGACGGCACTACTATTGTATTACAAAACTCTACCAAAAGTGGAGTTTTTGGTGAGAAATATGAATACGCAAAGACGGGCACTCCTGGTACTAAGCCAGCGGTGTCTTTCCCACAATATTCAGGTAGAACTATTAGGCCAATGCAACTAATACCTGGAGCACATAGCTGGTCAGTTAGTTATCCTGGCGGAATTCCCACAATAACTTTTATAGAGAATCAACCTATAGCTGCAGGTATTCCACAGTTCTATTACGATTCCACAGTACTATATATTTTTGTTAAATAAAGGCAAACATGGCAACTTATGGCCTTAGAATAATAAACGATGATTCCGAACTCTTAATAGATAGCGAATACTTTTCTCCTGCTTTTGCACAAAAGCTTGAGTTTAGTCCTACTGTGTATTCAGAAGAAGCAGGCAGCACTTACTTTCATAGTGGGTATGTAAAACGCGAATACAGAACCTCAACTGTAACAGCCCCCGGTAATTTTATAGTTATGTGGACCTTACCAGATACTGCGGATGATGTTTGGTATAATTTTGAAACATCTACTACAAGTATGGGAGGTTATCTAACGCTATGGGTTTATGCAAACTCCCTGGGAGCTAACCTAACCTATACATTACCAACCGGGTATTTGTTTGCTATTAGCAGCTTACCTACTAGCTCAGAAACTTATGGACTACGACTTTTTAATGCTGCCGGTACTAAAACATTTGACAGTAATAATGTACAGTTAGCGCCTTATACTATTAGCGATAGTTTTACATTTTTTGAGGATCCAACAGGTCCACAGGGATTACCTACTTCTATTAGTTTGGCTATGCCAACTAATCCTATTTTTATGTTGCCTAACTATACTGCTTTAAGAATTTTTAAAAGGACAACAAGCCACTTAGAGTTTGTTTACGAAGCAATGTTTAGACGACAAGGCACTAGTGTACAGACGAAAGAAGTACAAGTTTACTACTCAGACGAAGACTACGCTTGGCCCTATACCCAAACAATATACAATAGTGGTAACAGACAAGGATTAGGTATAATTGTTGCAGATGCAAATTTATATGCTGCACCTGGAGCAGGTACTGGAACAGGTACTAATCCACAGTATCAACTTACATCCACTAGTACTAGTACTAGTGAAGGTACTAGTGTTACAG